AAAACTCTTACTTCATAAGTACCATTTAAAGTTTCAAAGATTGTAAAATCTGATCTTGTAATACGCTCTGATATAAAGTTTTCATTTTGAAATCTATACTGCACCATATATTCAGTAACACCGCTAACAGGTTGCCATTGAATAAATAATTTACTTACGGCCCTGTTATTTAATACCACTATCTGCTCTGTTCCCTGTAAGCTGCTTGGTGCTGATTTTAGTGCAGTAAGTGTTGTTATTGTTCTTGCTGGCAACGCTGTGCCATCTTCTACAAAAGCATATTTATTAGGATCATGTACGACAGCAACAATTTGATAATTTAATAATTCTTGCTCAGTCACAGATACAACTCTAAAAGTTTGAAGTTCAACAGATGTATTTTCTATAACCCAAACGCTATTAGCTTGTGGTACTGAACTAAAAGCAGAATCTACAGTTATAGTTGCACCTGTAATGTCACTTATTGTTTTAGTTTCTAATGTGCCGTCAGATAAAATTACAGATAAGGTTGCTGAACCTGATGTCGCTAAATCTGTATTGTTTTGATCATCAACAATAATCTGTGTTGTAGAAACTCCTGTTTTTATACGTCCTCCTCTTCTTACCCCTGCCCTCATAGGATCTGCAATATTAATCACAGTACCTACCCTGACTATTGTTCCGCTTTCTAATGATGCTGTAAATGTTACTGTTTCTGCTTCATTGTTTTGTGTATATAAAAACCAACGTCCAAGTCTTGCGGCTTGGCCTCTTGATGTACAGGCAAAGCCATTTAAGTTTTTTGTAACAATCCCATATTTTGCTTGTAAAGCTGTATCTTCTACAGTCTCATAATCTACCTCTTGAGTCTCATTATCAAAGTAAGAGACATTAACAACAGTGTATTTAGTATCTTTGCCAGCACCAGAATATGCAAAACCAGCTTCAGAAACATTACTTAAATTGTAGATATAGCTTGCATCTGTAGGCTTGTCACAGCTTATGTTTACTGCCCCTGCTGAATAAAAAGGCATTGCCCTCATGACAGAGGCAAGATTATTTATGGTATCGTATGCGGCACGTTGACTGTTCAAAACCACATTACAAGAAAATCTGGCTTCAGTTCCACCAGCCCCATCATCTACTTGCTCACTTGCATATTGACTAGCAGAGAAAAAACTAAAAACATCTAGTGATGATTCTGCAATATGATCTCCAAAACCTTTTGACGTTGTAAGCAAGTCATATAGAATCCATGCTGGATCATTTGACCATTCTTTATCTGTTTTAAAAGTTCCATTAAATGTACCGCTATAGCTCAAAGATCCGTCAGCCCTAACAGTTGAATTATGGGGTATCTTGATCTTTGTTCCCTTGACCCTAAACATACGATTTGGCTGATTTGGGAAGGTTTCAGCGTCAAATCGTAAAGCTACATGAGCAAAATTTGCATAGGCTCTTGATTCGTTAATTATTTCTGTAAAAGATGACCATTGGAAACTATCTTGCAGTGTGGTTTCTGTACTGTCTGCTGTGGTTCTATTTACTCTGATAGTGACAGGAAAGCTAGTACCTGATGGCAGATTAATTTTATAATCTCTGAAATATGTGCTTGCTGTTCTTCCTTTTACAGTGTCAGTTATAACAGTTGTTGTTGTGCCATCATTTTCTATTGTTTGAATTGTAAGAGCAACTTCAGCACCATTTATATCGCCATTATCTTCAAACTTTTGCAGTGTAGGAAAACCAATAGTTACTCTTACAGCATCAATATTTGTATCTGTTATCTGCCTCGAAACTGGTGTTGATTGTGTTACTGTTACACCCACGCTAGTTTCTGATTCTGTTTCTGATATACCAGCAATTGCTGTTTGATCTGAAGTGCCAAATCTAGGTTCAAAAGTAATATTTTGAAAGTTAAAATCCTCATCATTTGGACTTGTGCCAGCCGCTTGTTGCAAAACCTGAGTTCCGTTAAGAAAGACATCTTTAAGTGAACTTTGGTTATATTCAGTCGAACCCTTACTACCTGTAGCACTT